GTTGCGCTTGTTTTCCTCCGCATAGCGAAGGGTCTCTAAGATTTCTTCGTGGGAAATAAACTCCTCTGCCAAAAGAGAGGCAGGGTTATAAGATATGCTTGCAGATGTAGCCATGAAGGGTTTCCTTTCTTGCGGTTCGGTGTTTTCCGTTCCGTTCAGATTGAAATATGATTGAGGTACTACTCGAGCGCCGATGGCGAAGGGAGCGGTATCGCGTCCCCACGGGTCTCGGTCAGCCGGTAGCCTATGGATTCCATGCGCCGGCTTAAACAAGAACGGCAAGCTGCCGACTCGTCTCCGGTGCATATTTTATTGTCGTAAAGGAGATATTTTTTCCGGACTTCCACCGGAGACAGATTGGGCATCACGACATTTGCCCCCGCCTGTATGCCCATCTCCCGGCCGAGCGGGTGAATGGTGCCGAGAGCGGTCGTAGCCGGCAATAAGAGATTCGGCTGCAAAATCCGGAGTAAAGAGAGCAAAAACAGGGTCTGATTCAAATCTCCCTGCTTCTCATCCCGGAACACGGTCGCGTGCTGCGGAATAAAGGGGCCTATGCCGCACATGGCAGGCTTAAATTCCTGAATAAAGCGGAGATCCTCCGCGAGGGTAGCAAGGGTCTGTCCGGGAGAACCCACCATAAAGCCGCAGCCCACCTGAAAGCCTATGGACTTTAAGTCCCTTAAGCAAGCCAGGCGATGACGGAGCGAAAGCTCCGGCGGATGCAGCTTTTGGAATTTATTCGCCATCTTGCGCCACGCTACACCCGCGTAAACACTTGATTGTTTGCTCTTCGCAACGCCTGTAAATGGCGCTATTTGATACTATCTAGTAACAAATCAGAAACAACACGAATTGTTTACTCCGCAAGCTCCGCGTCAGAATAATCCGGTGTCTCCGTGTCCTTCGAAGCGTCCCATCTGCCTTCTCCGTCTACGCGGTAATAAATATATCCGCGTCCCGGCGCGATCGTCTTTTCCGAGCGGATATAGGCGTTCTTCGCAAGCAGTCCCGTCTTCGTCAAATAATATTGCTCGCCATTATAATCAAGCCACTGCCCTGCGAGCATTCCGCCATCTTCGCCCAGGTAATACCAACCGGTTTTATCCTTGAACCATCCTTTTATCAGCGCTCCCGCATTGTCAAACACATACCATCTTCCGTTGATATATGCCCACTCTCCTGCGAGTTTTCTTCCGTTCTCATCCGTGTAGTACCACACGTTGCCGTTCTGCTCCCATCCCGTATGCGCATTACGTCTGTGAAGCATACACGCAGAATAGGCCACCCAGCTTACAAAAGACTGACACCACGGCTGCCCGTTCAGACCGTTTCCCATCCATGCTCCGTACTTTGTGTAATTTCCCGCTCCCGGGTTCGCGTCCTTGCTCTCCAGCTGCGAATTGCTTGCCTTCTCAACGTAGCCAATCTCTTTCATCGCCACTTCAATCAATTCGTCTACTGTGCATGTGTCCTCGCCATACTCCGGGCGCCCGAATCCTGCGATCAGATTCTTTCCGCCCACTTCGCTTTCATGGAAAACGTATCGCTTTCTCGCCACGCTTCCGCCATCTCTCGAAAACCTCTTCCCCGGCGCCGTGTTCCCCTCTACTGTTTCAATCGCATATACGCCCAGCGCATACTCTACCGTAAGCACAAATCCCACATGTGCAATGCGCCCCATGGACGCATGGTAGAAATACACCACGTCTCCCCGATTCGGCCTCTTATACAGTCTCCCTTTCTTTTCAAAATAGCTCTTCCCCGTCGGCGTGTATGCCGTGTATCCGCCGCAAAGCAACTTCTGTCCTGCCTGATATGCGTTCATTCTCGCTTCCCTCCTGCTTTCTATTTTGCCTTCTGTCAAAAAAGCGGACACCTCGTTTCCGTGTCCGCTGCGGGTTCCGTTCCCGCTCAGTGATCGTTAAATTTCCCCGCTGCTTCCAGGCTGTTCATATTACCTTCCAGCGCCTCAATCCTCGCCATTAACTCGGATAACTCGCGCAGTAGCTCCATGCCTTTCTGCGTTCCGGAAGCACCGCCTTCCGAACCTCTGTTGCTGTCCGCAAGCCCCTCGCCGAAGCAATACGCCAGCACCGTCGCCACAAGGCCAAGGATTGACGTCACCTGTTTCGCCGCGTCTTCTCCCGCTCCGAAGTAGACCATGATATTAAACACAATTCCAATCACGGCCATAATGAACTTACGGCTCGTAAGCTTTCTAATCAGTTCCTCTCTGCTCATTTCCTGTCCTCCCTCTTTTCTCTCTCCGAAAAACTACGTTTTCTCATACATTCTTGATAGCGTTCCATTATGCAATGCGCCGTCGTGTTCGTTATATGGTTTCGGAAGTTTGGATGCTCTTGGCAGTAGTTGTCATAAGCATCAATATCCATTACCACTTGGTCGAAGCTGTCTTTGGAATGATATCTCCCGTCCTGCAATTCATCCCCAAATCGTAATATTCTTACTCTTGCCGCAATCGCCCTCGTTTCAAGGTTTGCCTCAGCCGCGGCATCCACCTTGTCCGATAGCTCTGCTAGCGTCCGCTCCACACCGCTAACGCGCTCTGTCACCCCGCGATTCAACTCATGCCCCAGGACCCGCACAATCGCTGACCATGGTTTCTTTCCCTCCGGCAGCAATTTCTCTGCCGCCGTTAGGATTCCCACAATCAGCCATCCCGCCGTATTTAACAGGGTATTAATGTCTATCAGGCGCGCAATCTCATCCCACTTCAATCCTCGCCCTTCCGGCTCGCGTTGCTGTCCGTCGCCAAGTCTTCGCGGCCCATTGCCTTGAGCGCCGCTGCAACGCCCGCCTTCAACCGCTTCGCGATCTCGTCAAACGTCATTTTTCCCGCAATGATCAGCTCCGCAATCATCTTGTGGATTGTCTTCACCTTACTCATTCTTCCTCTCCTTTCATCGCTTCGTTAATTGCACGCATCATATCCGCCTTGAGCTCTTCCCGCATTTCATCGCTTCGCTTAATAGCGTTCTGTAACTGCACCTGTAGCGTCGCAGGCGTTTCTGACATGACCGGCACCGGATTCTCTCCGCTCACATCCACCGCGTCCACTCTCATCCCGTCCGGGACGTCAAGGATCAATGCCTCTACATGCTCAACGTCACACTCTCCCGTTACCGCGATCACTTCCCCTGTGCGTCCATCAAAAATTACTGTTTCTTTCATGCCCCTCCTTTCGATTATGCAATCAGCTCTACGCGCTCCAGGCGCGCAGTGAAAACTGAGTTTGCCCCTTTTTTACGGAAATTACTTCCGTGCGCGGCGACTACTAAAAAGCCCTGCTCCGCCACGCCGTCCAGCGGGATATCTAGCGTCACTCGACCGCTCTGTGTCCGCTGTCCGCTGACAACTTTCTCCCGTATGGGCGCCAGTGTGCGATTTCCCCGCGCTCCGTTGATACGCGAGAATCCCGCCCAGACATTGACTCCGTTGCCGTGCGGCATGATAACGGCATTGGTGGAGTACGATACCGTGACCACCGCCCGTCTAAATGGCAGCAGAGCCACACTCGGAGTCAGTACCCAGAGAGCTATGGCGGGCTCGCCGCCGCCCGAAGTTGTTCCGCCTATCGCGCTTACCACCTCGGCCGAGCGTGCAGGGTTCATTCCGGCGCTCGTACCGAGAGAGTACCGTGCGCGAGTATTTATCGACCCTTCCGCCCATCCCGACATGTGTACTCCGTCAAAATGGGCTCCGTCAAAAGGGACGCAGGACGCCGCGTAATCTACCATGGTACCCGACACGCCTAGTATCGAAACCCCTGCGCGTACATTGTGCGGCAATAACGTCGGCGCAGGCGCTTGTGCCCACATTATGTCAGGGTTTATGTGTGCTCCACCCGGCATACGCATGAATACAACTCTTCCCCGTGCTCCATAGTCTCCCGCAAAAGCCGTGTTCTCATACGCATCCATGACGCCTTGCCCGCCGATATCTCCGGAACGCACCCAACTCTGAATTGCGCCTTCAAATTTCAGACCATATTTACTCGTAGCTGTCGCGCCTTGCAATAGCTGCTCGCGTACTGCGTTTCCAAGCGCCTCATAGTCCATGCAGATATGAGGCTTGTTGTCCCCTCTTGTGTAATAGGCGCTTCGATACGGCAATTCCATCCAGAACGTCCTTGCATTTCCGTCGATGCCATACCACTCCGTAATGTTCCCGCGCGCTCCCGCCGCGTCAGTAACAACTACCGGTATATTTCCATCCACACGCCGTCCGTTCACCCAGCCGCCTTTTCCCGCAAGGATATCGCCTGGTCCCGCATTTCCCGGCGTCTGTTCCGCCAACGTCGCCGCCGTCACTTCTCCGATCCCGTCATGATATCCCTTCGGAATTGCCACCCGCTCCCCGGCGCGCAAGTTCTTTCTAAGTGCCCCGTGGTTTGGCATTCCGCCAACTCCGGCCTCATCGTCTGTATCCGCTCCCACATACAACGCTCCCAAAAGAACCTTGTCCGCTGTCGCCGTTAAATCCTCGGATGCCGCTCCGCCACCTCCACCGCTCTGCATTACAATTCCATCCGCCATATCACACCCCCTTTCCGAGCAGCTTGAATGCCATTCCCGGCTGCTTCATGCACTCAATTTCAACGCTTCCGTTCATCGTGCGGACCCGCTTAAGCGCAATCTTTCTAAGCCGCTTGGCTCCCGCTTCATCCACCGAGTCGTTCAGGATCCCGAAGCAAGGCGCGTACTCTGCCTTCATTCCTTGCACCGCCACCGTTCTCTTGTATGGAAAACTCCCGCTCCACCCGTCCGCCGGAACGTCAATCACCCACTGCCTTGCGCTCGCATCCGCTTTATCCTCGGCGCGCTGTGCTCGTGTCTTGTTATCCGCCGCCTGGATCCTGTTCGCCTCCACCTTCTCGCTTAACTCGCTCAAATCTCGCGCCGTTGCGTAAGCGCTCATTTCATACTGAATTTTGACGCTCTCGGCATTTCCCAGCGCGAGAATGAAATCAATCGTGTTTGAAAATGGATGCCCGCTCGCATATTCTGGAACAAACTCCTCTTTTCCCTGTTCTGCCACCGCAATGGCGTATAGAACCTCCGTTCCGTTCTCAGGCTTGGCGTAAAGCCCAATCTCGCGCATGTAATATCCCTGTGCGACCGTGCTTCCGTCCTGATTTACATTGCTGATTACAGCTCTGACAATGAGTCCCGTCTGACTGCTCTTTGTAACGCCGGACACCGCAAAGCTCTGTTCGCGCGCTTTTAATCCCTGCCTCGTTTTCAGGCTTTCCGTCAGCCCATACTCTCCGCTTCCGCTCTCAACCTTGGTGAAAACGATTTTCTTCGCTCCGGAAAGCGCCTGCCGCGCGAGTATCACGCCTGCTTCTGTAATCTCAACCTTTCTGTATTTCGCCACTTCTTAACCTCCGCTTGGCTCCAACACCTCTGCCGCTGCCTCGCCGAGCGCCGCGCCAATATACGCATTGCCTACGGCTGTGTCTCGCGTCTTGATCTTTCTGATATGTGACGACGCATTCTTGATTTCTTCTATCAGCCTGCCGAAGCTCTCATGCTTCTCTGCCGTCAGCGCTTCCTCTGTCGTGATTGTGATATCAAAGTTCCCTGTGTCCCGTTCGTCTTCCGGAAACTCAAACCACTCTTCCACGTCTGCTTGTCCAAAAAGCAGATTTGACAGCATTACCACCGCGCTCTTTGTGCCCGCTCGCATTTTGATTTTCATTGCCTCTTTCAAAAGCTCACGTTTCTTCTGAACGCTGAACTCTGCCCTGTAGTATGTGACCTTCCACTCTTTTGCCAAATAGTCCAGTACCGTCTCCGGCACCCCGTCCAAGTCGGCATAAACACCTATTCGCGCCGCGGCATTCAGCATTCCTTCGACCGTATGCCTAAGTGCATAGGAAAGCGCTTGTACATCTGTATCCTCTGAAAAAATCGGCGGCAATAGGTTCTTAAGCTCGCCTCCCCTGTAATCAATCATCTTCAAGCCCTCGATAGCTAACCGTTTTTCTAAGCAGAACCGCCACTTCGTCCCGTCCAACCGCCTTGAACTCCGGGCTTTTTATAATTTCAACGCGCTTTGCTCCCGCCTGCACCATCAAACAGCGCAGCCTATCCGGAACAATGTCTCGGCCTATCTTTGTTTTTTGCCAGTTCACATAGGCTTCCACCGCCTCGCCCACATTTTTCTGAATTGTCTCTGCGCGACCCTCATCGCTTCGATTGATCCAATACGCAACGTCAATGCTGTACGTCGCCTGTTTCGGCGCGCTCACGGTTATTTTGTCCGTCAGCATTCTCACATCATCCCGCGACAAGTAATTTTTAAGATTCTCTATGTACTCTGTCGAAGGAATCACCCCACCCTTCTGCAAGGCAACCACCGCTACTTCATTTGCCCTTGGCGAAAAAATTGCTACGTCCTCAAGCGTCGAATCGTACTGAATCGCATGATATTGATACGCCTCCAGGCTTCCCGCCGTCGTGTAGCCCTCCGGGGCCATGTATATGCGCTCTCGCAGTTCATCGTCTGTCTCGATATCCTTGCCGCCCGCCGGAAGCGTTGTGTTCTGCACCGCATCCACATACGGGATAACGTCTACCATTCGACTTATTTCTCCAAGCGCATAGTTGTTCGTGATTATTCCGGCGCTTTGGCACCTCGCTTTTACTGTGACCTCAGTCTCACCGGCTGCAATCTCTGCGTAATCCAGCGTTTCAAACACCACGCTATCCCCGGCTGTCACTCGACTCCCTTTCGGTACCGGTATCGTACTATCGCGGCTTTGTCTCAGCGAAAACTTTAGTGACACCGATGCACCGGCCGCAGGATTCCTGCTTACACCTTTCAACGCGCCAAGGTTTTCCAGGTACTTGCCTTCCGCGTACTTAAGCAGATTCATTTTCCCCGCGCGGTCTATCATCACAAATCCCTGATATAAATAATAGGCGCAGGCATCCAGCAATAGCTTCTCTCGATCCGTCGCTCGAAATTGTTTTACTTTTCCTGTCGCCTCAAAGTATTCTTGCTTATACAGCGCTTCCATGTTTTCAAGCAGACGTGGCAGTGTCATTCCGTCGATAAACGAAAGCTCTGGATACTTTTTCAAATTATCCGTTTTCCCCATGTTCAAGCCCTCTCAACTTCAATTCTTGCCACCCGCTCCCCGTCTTTATCTTCTGCGAACTTGACTTCCCGTATTTCAATCTCCGGAATGTACTCCGCCGCTTTCAGGATCAATGCTGTTGCATACTCTGTCTCAAGCTCTTCCTGCGGCAAATCCAGATTTGACCATGAAATCCCAAAATTGCGATTGCATGGCAATGTTCCTTCCGGAACTGATAAAAGCAACTCAAGTCCTCTTAGGATTTCCTGCATTTCCTCATCCCGTTCGCTCGTTATATATTCCGTTCTCATGCGGCCTCGCCCTGCCTCTCTCAGCTATATTCACTCATTTCAACGTCTATCTTCAACGACAAAATCTTGCCCCCTACAGTCACAATTTCGTAGCTCGTTGACATTGAAGTAATCAGTCCATTTTTGAGAATGCAGCGCCCACCAATTATCAGCGGATAATACTCTCCCCGCTGCATTGCCTTCCTGATTTCGTCCTCTACGCGCACCGGCTTCCGGCAAAGCATCGCGTTCAGTTCCATCGTAAAGCGCACGCTTTCTGTTCCTGGACCTATGAACTGTAGTCTCGGCGCTCCATAGAGAACATTGTGCCCTTCATACTGAATCGGACTCGTTCTGCTCATACCGTTCTGGAACGTAAGCACCTTCTGCCCGGAAACTTGGAATCGAATCACCTTTCCCCAACTTCCAACCTTCATTACGCGCCCATTGCCTCCACTCTCTCGGCCAGTTTTTTCAAATCAATCTTCTTACCGCCCGCCGTATATTTGACCGCTTCCGCCTCGGCCATAAGCTCGCCGTCCTTTACGCCAAGCGCCGCCTTCGGCACATTTCCAAAGGCTGAAACTCCGCCTAAAATCACTCCGCTCTCTTCGCTGTTTGAGAAATACAACACCACAACAAGCTCTTCTTTCTCAAAGCGCTGCGCAATCCCAAACGGTGCGAATATAGGAAAATGCTTTGTTGCGTTCTGCCCTCTGTCCGGATAATAAACCGAGGCAGTGCCGCTCCCTGCGTCAAATGTGCTTATTCTTCCGAGTCTTATATTGTCCACTGCCTCTTCCCCTCACAGTCTGTTGAATACCTTGTATCCCGTCACGTTACAGCTGTAGCGCCCGCCGCTTATATTGTGCGTTACGCTTTGCGTGAAATACTTCCCGTCAATTACGCCTACTCTGTCAATCAGAAAATTGTCCGATGCATAGAGTATGGTCTGCGGAAAAACTGTAAGATTTATCGTTTCAGCCTTTTCGTTCGCCTCGTTTACACGGGCAATTGCAAGTTTCCGCGCTTCCTCTTCATCTTTTACGCTCTGATTGATTTTGAGCATTCTCTCTTCCGTTCCCACCTTCACGCTTATTGTCTTTGGCTCGCTATCCTTGCCGCCGCTCTGCGTGTATTTCAGCTCCGCTCCCGTGTATGTCCCACATAGCGTTTTGTTGTAGGAAAAACGCTCAATCCCAAATCTCGTAAACAGATACTTAAATCCACGCCCCTCGTATACCTTTTTGCTGAAAATCACAAGCCCCGTCTTGTAGACTTTGAGGCATAGCCCCTGCTTGTCGCATAGCCGTTTCAAAAAGGCGCTATCACTCTCGTTCTCCTGTTCCACCGCTTCCAGCACGGTCTCTTCCCCATACCAAAAAAGCTTCTCCATGCCGTATCGCGCCATAATTTCCTGCGCCAGTTGTTTAAGTGTCACGTTACTCCAGCTTTCCGAACGCGGCACAGAATTAAAGCCTTCATCCGCCGGCATTGATACCGCTCCTATCGTCACTGTGCAGGCCGCATCCTGATTGATCGTGATATCGTCTATCACAAATTTCCCCACATGATAGCTCTGCATATCGGAATTGCTCTCCCAGTGCTCCAGTAATATCGTCAGGTCTACCTCATGCCCTTGCTCTGGTAATGCCGCCTTCCCTTCCAGCCATTTCAAATCTCTGTCTTCCAGCGTGATCCTCACGTCGTCCGACCGTCCCTCTGCGTTGTCTGTATAGGCTATAGACAGTACCTTCTCGGAAAGCTTTGTGTCCTGTCCGTCATACAGAAGCGCTACCCGCGCGCGTCTTGCTCTCCCCAAGAATTACCTCCCTGAAATTAAATGCGTCATCCGCGGTGTCTTCTCCGTAGTCTCGCGCTGTATTGCTTCCCACGTCCTCCGGCACACTCAAAATAACTCCCGCCGGGAATACCAGGTAATCCAATGCGGCGAAATTCGCCTGCATCAGATCACCTGCTCTTCTTTCGTCTCCCCAAATCTTCCGCGCCACAATATCGAATGTTTCGCCGCTCACTGTCTCATATTGTCTCAAAACGCCGTCCGAGCCTCCCTTCTTTGATGCTGCCGCATAAGGTCCTCAAAGCGTGCTAACAGCTCCTGCCCCGCCGCCTCAACTTCGTTCCTGTCAGCGTTGCCGCTTACGTTGATTGTCAGACTGATATTTGTCGCCGTTGTCTCCGCGCCGTTTCCTTGTGCCGCAAGCCGTCGTCCAGTCTCTTTGTAGAGCGCCGCCGCCCGCGCCGACCCATTGATCGGGATAATCGCCTCCGCGTCTCCCGCCTCAGCCACTTCAGTGATAATCGGGCTGTCATAGATTCCGCCGTGTGCATTCTTTTTCAAGAATCCACCAAACAGCTTTGACACATTCAGCTTCGGCGGTGTTTGTGACTTGTTTCCACCTCCAAAACTCTTTCCGCCACCGCTTTGTCTCGGTTGCATGGATTCTTTTTGTATTCCACCGAAGCTAATCCCTCCGCCGCCGTGGTTGCTGAATTGCGCGGCTGGAATGTTTGGCAATGCCCCCATCGTCACATGGCTTGTATCAATCCGGATATCCGGAGCAATCACAAACGGCGAGCTTGTTGCTGCAATCTGAAATGCGGTCCTCATATTGTTCGCCGCCGGAACGGCGCTCTTCATAAAGAACCCGCTGTTTAACTTTGAATTCAATCCCGCATTTAGGTTTGTCCCCAGGCTATCCGCAATCGTTTCTCCGTACTCTTTGCGTTCCCGCATTCCGCCTGAAATGCTTTCTTTGATTGCCTTCGGAATCCCCTTCACGCTGTTAAGAATCGAAACCTGTTTCTCTGATCCATCAAACAGCGTTCCTATTTTTCTGTATATCGCATCCTTGTCGCCAATCAATGTGTCCAGGTTGTTCGCAAGGCTGATTGCCTTTGCCGTTTCCGGATCTACTTTTAACCCTCGCTTCAATGCCTCATCACGCGCCGCTCGTAGTTCCTCAATTTGTGGCTCAATTGCCCGCCGCAAATCTTGAAGGTTTTTCACCTCTGCGTTAGTAAGCGTCTCGCCCACTGTGTATTGCGCCGCGCTCACGCTCTCCTGCAAATACTCGGCGTAATACTTCGACGGATCACCACGCTTACTCGCCTTCTCCCATGCTTCCTGCTCTGCTTTCGCCAGTGCGTCCGCAAGTCTTTCAGAAGCCTCTGCATACTTTCCGTTGTCAGCCCGCATAATCGCTTCAATGCTCGACGTGACGCTTGCCGCTGAAATACGGTTTCGCTCGGCAATATACTGATTGCGCGCCTCCGCTGTCGCTCTTTCATAGTCTTCCGCGCTGACAAAGCCGCTGCTACCCGCCGCAATCTTCCCGCTTGCTGAATCAGCCCTCTGCTTTTCCAGTTTTCCTTGCGTATACTCGTAGGCTTCCGATAGATTTCCAAGCGTTCCCTTCGTTGTCTCGTTCAAATCCGCGTATAGATTTTTCAAGCTGTCCGGAGTTAGCTGCTGTCCACCCTTTGCCAGCACATCCTCAACCAATCGGCGCTGTTTTGCCTCTGTCACATAGCGCGTAATACCATCCGTAATCTTCTGGTACTCCTGAATCTTTGCTTCAATGACCTCTGCTTCATGGCTGTCAATCGCGCCGTCTTTGATTGCTTCCGAGTAAATCTGCCCGAGCTCTTCGCCCTTCGCTCTTATCTCTTCACCAATCTGATCGTTGTAGCCTTTGAATCTGTCAATCAGCGACTTGCCTTCCTCACCGTCTCCAAACAGCGCCCGCACATTGGTTGCATCGGTATAGCTCGCCTCTCCGGCAATACGCAGGCCGTCTGCAATCATGGTCTCAATGTTTTTCCCGAGTGATTCCGAGTCTTCCTTCGTGAATTCCAGCCCACTCTTCACTTTGAAAAGCAAGTTCTCGCTTTCTCTTGCGATCTCTGCAATCGCTTTGCCGCTGTTTTGAAGCTCCGATATCCGCTCTACCGAGTCTGCAAGCTTATCAATCGTCCCTTCGCCGATAATGCGTTTTGATACCTCATGCAATTCTTCTTCAGACAGGGCAATGTCTCCAAACGCCTTGTCAAGCGCAGCCTTCTTCGCCATATCCGAGGCGATTTTATACTTCGTCATTACCGCCGCCAGCACTGTGGCTGCCGTTCCCATGAGCAAAATCGGACTTGCAACCGGATTGCTAAACAGCTTCGCGATTGCCATGAACTCTTTACTCAGCTTACGCGCGCCCACCGCAGCATGTACCGCAGTAATTCCGCTCGCAACTCCTACCAGTGCCCCCACCGTAGAGTCCTTGTTTTCCACAAGCCACTTTCCAAATGACATCATCGGCCTTACGAAGTTCTGTATCTCTTCTCCTGCCGCCTTTACTTCTCGCTTTATTGTCGGATAAAGAATCCCTATCTTGTCCGAAACATTATCCGAAAACTTATAAACCTCTCTTGTAGCGAACTGAGTTGCTTCGCGAATTGGTTGCGCAAAACCTTCATTTGCTCTGATTCCCGCATCCTGCAAAGCGCTCTCAAGAATCTTAAAATCGCCCCACTGGTTGTTCATACGGGCCTTTGCCATCTTGTTAAGTGCACCGTATGAATTGTTAATATCTTCTTGTAATGCGTCCCACTCTGACCTTCCGTCTTTCAGCACCGTGTTCAGACCCATCAACATGTCTCCCAGCGCGGCAAGATTCCGTTTCCCGCCGAGTGCGGATAACGCCGCATTACGCTGCTCATCGTTCATTCCTCTTGTCGCTTCGTTGACAAGCTCAATCGTTTCTCTCAGCCCAATAAAATTTCCTTGCTGGTCGAATGCCGAGATTCCAAGCTTGTCCATCATCTTTCCGGCCTCTCCCGCCCCTGTCGTCAGATTGACCAGCACGTTTCTCAACGCAGTTCCTGCCTCTTCCGCCTTTAATCCTTTGTTTGCCAGAATGCCGAACGCAGTCGCAGAGTCCTCAATCGAAACATGCAGTCCGTTTAATTGCGCACCCGCTTTGATATACGCCTCAAGTAATTGTTCCGCTGTTTGCGCCGAGGTGTTATTTGCCTTTGCAGTTATGTCCAGGAAACGCCCAAGGTCTTTTGCTTCTGTGCCCGTCGCCGCCATTGCATTCGTCACCAGCTCACTCGTTCGCGCAAGGTCTAAGTTCGTTGCTTCTGAAAGTTTCAGGACGCCCGGAAGAGAACTGATTGACGTATTCACATCCCATCCCGCGAGGGCCATGTACTGCAGCGCGTCCGCCGACTCCGTGGCCGTCTTCGTTGTCTGCCTTCCCCACAAAAGCGCTGCCGTTCTCGCCTTATCGTATTGTTCCTGCGTTGCGTCAGCCGTAGCAGACCATTGATCCATGTGCTTTTCAAATTCCGACCCAACGTCATAGGACTTTTTAAGTGCCGCCGCTGTTGTTGCCCCAGCCACTGCAGCAACCTTTATACCCGCCGCCGCAAGCCCCTTTGCCTTGCCCCACACTTTTGCTTCCGTCGTTTCAAAATCATGCTCGAAAGCCTTCATCTGTCGCTTGGTGTAACTCACGGAAGTTTTCAGCGACGGGTCCACCGCTCCCAGAATTTTGATTAGAAAATCATATTGTGTTTGTTTGCCCGCCATTCTTATCCCTCGCTCAGCTCAAGCAGCGTCTTCGACCACTCCAAAAGCTCGTCAATTCTCATTCTGTAGAAAAACTCAATTCCAGTCCTAAGCCGCAGCGACATTTGAATAATTATCTTCCGCAGCTCTGCCGCCGAATTTCTGCTTAGGCCTGCCCGTAGAAAAAAAGCGTCACAACCCTGCGCAAATTGATAGAATCTCTCGCGCTCATGTTATTCAGCCAGTGATATGGCTTCCGGTTAATCTTGCACGCAAATAGCATTGCGTACCTTCTTGTGATTTCCGGATGCATCCCATCTGCGCTCACATCTCCCATTCTGCTTGCCTCTAGGTCTACCTCGCACAAATCTTCCGACTTTGCGTCCGGCATCCCCGACAAGTCAATTGCATCATAGGTCTCACCCTCAAACTCAAACGGGACCTCCAAATTCAGCATGTATTCTTTCTGAACCTCTGTGTTCTCTCCCTTGCTCTTCTCCGCTCCTGCGCCACTCTGCTTTCTCATCTCTTAACCTCTCCTTCCCTCTCCATTTGAAAATAAGCCGATGCCGCACTTGCAGCACCGGCTTTTCTTTTCGCCTTGATTCTTAGCAACAATCCCGGATTGCCTGCATCATATCCACACCATCGACAATGTAAATCTGGTTGATCTTGTCAACCTCGAAAAGTTTGTCATCGCCCACCGTAATGGAATAACGCGTCGCCGAAATCTTTAACGTCGAACCCATCGGGTTCCCAAGCTGCAGGCTTCCCGGCGTTACCGCCGTTACCGCACCGCCGACCACAATTTTCATCGGCGCGTAATCTCGCGTACCGTTTCCCTTGTCAAATACCTGCGTTGCGGCTCTCAGCACAATCTCGCACTTCTTGTTTGAGTTCGACAATTCCGCCACCTGTGGAGTTAATGCCGTGAACGGCAGTTCCATCGTGATATTCTGCGTGTAACCGGCAACCGGTACTTCAAACTCGCCGCCCAGGCCTGCCCCGCTGATTGTAGCCGTCATGTGCGATATCTCCGGCAACGTGACCGTTGTCGTAACGCCAATCAGATTCTCGCCCGTCTCTCCGGAATACGCCTTGTAATTGTTGATTACCTCAGGAAGCATATCCCGCGTGATTTTATTGATCATTAATTTTCACCTCCAGAAAGCGCCTCCGTAATCAGCTGCGGATTGAAGCTGATACGGTTTACAATGTGCTTCGCAACCGGATAGAACGCGAGCTGTGTATCAAACACCACATCGCCGTTCATGATTGCCTCCGTCGTGTTCAGTTTCTCATCGTAGCTGATCCTGCAGCCGGACGGGATATAGCCGCTCGATGCCAACGAATTCAAAAACTGGTTCTCCGCGTCCACAAAAGCCTCAACCGTTCTTCTGGATGCAGGATCGTCCACTCTGTCCTTGTACGCCAAGACAAAACGGTTTCGATACCAGTTCATCATTCGGCGATTGGAAATATAGCGGTCCTTTCCCGTCGTAATCTCAGGAAAGCCAGCATTCTCATTGCCCCAGGACTTCCAGCCCTGATCATTGATAGCCGTCACCACACCGCAGGAGTTCACAAAAGCCGCCTGTGTATTGTCCAGGTACACTTCCTTGCCGTCTGCAAGACAAGTTGCCGTGATCCCCAGATTCTTGTTCGACGGAGACTTGTACGGCACGTCGCCGTTCTCCGCGTCCAGAAACGCCGCGTGTGCCGCCCAAACAACGGAGTAGTCATATACCTTGCCCTTGTACTTGACGCACGGCCAGACCACAACTGCGTTCTTGTCCGTAACGCCAAGCTGCTCCTTCGCCTTCTTCACGTCCGTATATTTCTTGCACGCATCCGTATCCAGATCAATCACCGCGATTGCGTTAAAAAGGCCGTTCACCTCTTCCGTCTTTGCCGTCATTACCGCCGCAACCTTTGCCTTCTTCGACCACTTCGGGCAGACAAGCGTTCCGAACACATAGCCAGTCTTCGGGTAAATCTGTCTCACAACCTCAAGGCCGCTCTCCGTGCCGCTCTCCGCATGATAACCGCCAATAATATCATCTTCTGTTACCGCCGCGGGATTCAACATATCCGCCGTTACGCTTACAGTCGTCTGCGTAGTCAGGAAGGAAATAGACAGATAGCCCTCCTCTGTGAAGTCCAGCACATAGTCTGTGTCCAGCGTAAGCGCTCCACTCGTGCCGCTCACCACCACACTCGACTTGATAATACCTGTCTTCTTGACCACAAACAGGCTATCCTGCGCGGTGCCGCTTTCCGTCGGCATGGTCGTCTTGTGTTTTGCCGGATCCAGAACGTTAATGAAAATCATCGGCGAAACACCAAACTTCCGGAAGCTCACGTCCATCGCCTCACAAAGCGTGTAATTCGTGTAGTCTTCAAGAAAGCCCAGCTTTCGCTTCGCTTCCTCAAACGTCGTGCAAACAATCGGCGCGTTTACCGTCGCCGCCGGATCCTCCGCCATGTTTACCGGCGCGGTGCCAACAACTACCTGTAAACCTGCAATCGCCGTCTGCGGCGTTGCAATGTTCAGATCCCGCTCGCGGGTCTCAATCTTGTGGTAATATTTCATCCCTTCACTCCTCCCTGTCTCTTAATGCCTTGTATGCGAGCTGCATTGCCGTCCCCTCGCGCTGCAGCTTTTTCCGCGCCTCCGGCAACTTCGAAATCGGCACAAACAGCAATACCGCTCTCGGCGTCATTCCCTGCACTTTCAGCGCCCTGTCGTCCAGTCTCCCATCCGCAAACACAGTATTCTGTGCGATTCCGCCTTTCGCGGGACCAATGTAAATCAGCGCCTCGTTGTCAGCTTCTTTCTTTGACTTTCCGCGCGTTGCCGCTTCTGCCTTGCCGGTCTCCACGGCTACTGTATCAAAATCCTTAACCTCTACCTCTGCTCCGCTCCCTACCGTGTTCTTATCGTCTCTCTTCTTGTCTTCCTGCTCTCTCACTCAGCACCACTCTCCTTCCAGTTCTCGCTGCGTCCCGCGTATATAGAACTCTGTGACCGTGACTCCGAAATAATACGGGTGTGTGTCTTCCTCAGCGATTTCTGATTTGAAAATGCTGTTGTTCCGGTACGCATGATCCATTAGCGGATCCTTCATGAATCGCTCCGTGACCCTCTGCATTATATTCAGCAATCCCTCGTGCCCTCGCCTTCCTGTTCCGCTGTCATAAAGGCACAAAATAATCGCAAATCTCACCCGCTGTTCCTCATTGGGGCCTTCCGTCTTGACGTTGTCAATTTTGACATTGCACCACGGCGCGGCGATTAGCGCGTCTTCGGTCTGCAAGCTCTTGAATTCAATTGAATCGTCCTCGTCTTCGCCGAGTCCCTTTACATCCCACGCCGCAATCGGCAAGTTCTGCATGTAGACCCTCATCGTGGATTCTATCTTCTCCTCCGCCTGCCCGCTCGCTGCGTCCTCAAACAGCATCTCCTTTGTCAGTTTCGCAATCTCTTTGGCCAACGCTCTTTGACAATGAAAGATTGTTCCGCCGCCCCCCATCGTTCCAGCCATTTCACGCGCCTCTCTTCACTCTTTTTATGCTTTTCCTGCCTTCTCAAGCGCCTTTTGCAAGCTCTTCGCGCATTGCTCGCTGTAGAATTTTGCAATGTTGTCCCGCTCTTCTCCGAATACCCTTCGGCTTTTCGTCATCATCATATCTGACGAACCGAGAATCTGATTGATTGGATATCTCGAAGCTCCTTCTCTCTGCGCAAGCGCTATGTGCCCGCTCTTAAACTTCACAACGAACACATCATGAAACAGCTTTCCTCGCTGTCCTTTCAGCTGTCCGGCATGCACGGCATATTTCTTTTGACGCCCCACTCGAACACCAATCTTTGTTCCGTCCGGTCTTATTTGGCTTTTGAAATCCAGAACGCGAAATCGCTTAACTGTGTCCTCAAGGAACCGTGTCGGCGTGCTCTTTGGCGTGAACTTGAACTTTGTGATTGCATGTTGTTCCGAACGAAACAAAAGTTCACCCTCGGGCTCCGACGCCCTTGCTTTTGCGTTTGTCGTTTGAGATCGCCCCTTAATTCCGGCGGATGCTTCCCCGGAATACGATGCCTTTGCTCTGTTAGAAAGTACCCGTTGCGCCTCTTTAAGCGTTGCGTTGACTGCCTTTGAAATCACCGCCTCTTCGCTGATATGTTCCACCTTCCGAAGCGCGGCAATAATCCGCTCCAGGTCTTTCGGGTCCGCATGAATGCTTACGCCGCTGATTCTACCCATTACGATCTGAACCTCTGAATCGTAATCGAATATATTCCGCCTTCGTCTCTGCTGTCTGTCACCAAGTATGCCTCTCCGTCAAAAATCAGCTGTCTTCCGCGCGCCGGCTGCTTTCCGAAATCTTTTCTCGCCACATAGATAATCATGTTGTCCTCAAAGATGCCGTCAATTCGACTGTGCTCAAACTGCTTTTTGCCTCTTGCCTCGACCTCGTTTGCGTCCACCGTGCACACAATCCGCTTCCCATTCAGCATGTGAAACTCTCCGAACTCCGCGTCATTCAGGAATACCTTCTTGATATCACCGGCAGCCAATTGCTTGAAGTTCGGTCTTCTGTCTTCCGGGCTCATTTTTTCTCTTGCTTTCTTCCCTTCTTCGGGACTCCTACAAGCAGCTCTCCCTCATTACCCTCTGAACTGCTTGCCGCTTCAATCCCTGCCGGAAGTGCTTCTGCGACCGCCTTTACCTCCGGCTCCGCCTGTAGCTGCATCGCCGCCCACTCTTCTTCTGTGCAAACGCTTCCACATTCTTCCATCGCTTCCATCAGCGGCAAATCGTCCGGAATTACTTCACCCCGGATATACATGTGATTCCCGCTGAACAACGTTCTAAGCGCGATCATCCTACCAGCTTCACTTTCACAGTCAGCTCGCCCGCCTTGCTCGCCGCCGCCGCGTATCCGGCCTCAACCGTTCCCGTCAGCGCAATTCCGGTTGTATCCCAGAACAGCGGTACGCCCATGGCAATCATATCCGAAGCGGTCTTCTTCGGCATTGCAAAAACTCCCGTCACATGTACCGCTCCAATCTCGCCCTTCGCGATATCTGCTCCTGCAATCGCAATGCGCTTGTTTCCAAGCGTTACAATATCTCCCGCATTAATCTCGCTTCCGGTCTCGTTCTTATAGTCCAGCGCTTCGCCGCGCATCTCATACATTGCCTTCATTCTTGATCCCTCCGTTCGCCTGTCTTCTCGTTAAAGCAGTAATGCTATTGCGGGACACCATGCGTCTTGTGCCCCGCTTTCGCTCATTACTGAATCACCACACCTGCGTTTCTCGCAATTCCTCTGAAATCTCTCACGTTTACGCCGAAATCGCCGTAAATCTTCCAGTAGAATCCAAGTTTCGTTGCCACCGTGTCGCGCTCCACAATCGGCTTCTCCTGTCCATTCAGATAGTCTACCTGAATGCTCTTTGCGCTGTTCGGATCCGCAACCATGAACCACGGCGCCTTGCCGCTACCCGCGAGCATGTTCAGAACCGGAGTCTCAACGATTTCAATCGGATATCCATGCAGCGGGTTCACATCGTTAAAATCACTTCCCACGACCTGTGCCGAATGGAAGATCACCTGTAAATCGAATCCCCAGCCAACCGGGACCACAATATACTTCGGTCTGACATACATTGCCTTATCGAAGTTGTCCCTCTGCAGCTGCATCATCGTAATCATCTCCTGGATAACCGCCTGCGTCGGCTTCTCGCCCGCTCCGCTTGCAAGGTTATTGTGGTTTGCGTGAAAGAGATTCACGCCATCGAACGTCACACCATTGTCAAAAATCTTACGGTACACCATCTCGTCAATCGTGTTCTTGTACCGCTGCGCATACAGTGCCGGAACCCTCGTCAAAAAGCCGATATCGTCATTGATAAATGCCTCTCGCGTCATGCTGAAACTTTTTCCGTAGGTGTCCAGCTTTCTCGTGGGCAGCAAAGCCGTCTTCGGAACATCTTCTTTCAGCTCGCCGTTCTCCGGCACTCGTTCAAAAGCCGAAAGGCCGCCCATCACATATTCATGATCTCGGCTCTCCTTGAAGTCCTGCAGGGTTCCCTTCGTCGTCCACTTCTGAAAAGTTGTATTGACGGCGTCGTACTGCTGCACGATTGCCTTATTGATTGTCGTGTCAAGAATTGCCGGGAACGCACTGGACGGATTGAAATACTGTCTCGTAAGCATGCTGAACATCTCATCACCGCTCATCTCTCTGGTCCCCGACACATTTTCAAATCTCTCAAGGCACTCTTCGCCGATTGCGCGCAGGCTCATTCCCGCTCTTCTTCGTGCCGACTCGCTTGCACCCTCAACGTCCATGCCGCCCTTCATCAGCAACGCATCTGTCATATCCCGAACATATCTGTCCTGACCGGTCTCGCCCGTTCTTGCACCCTGCGCCGCCGGCGCATTCGTGCTTCTCAAGCTCTCAAGCACATACTTGCGCGCGCTGTCAAGCGAACTTCCGTTTCTAATCATCTCTCTCAGATCCACACCGAACTCCCGCTCCATGCCGAGCAGCGCATCCGTTCTCTCCCGCTCTCTCCTCAACGCCTCGTTGCCCGCCGCTTCGTCTGCCGCGCCGGAACGCTCCTGCGTAGCATTTCCCTCCGGGCTGTTTGCTGTCGGTGCCGCCGGGCCGTTGTTCACCGGCACCGCCTGTCTCTCATCATTGTTGCTATTCTCAGTCTCTCTTCTCTCGTTTGCCATTTCATCCTCCATGTTTTTATCTTCCATGCTTCTTCCAACGCCTACACTGTCATCTGCCGGTACCGATACAATTGAAATCTCATACGGCCACCATCTTTTTGCAATGTAGCACTCACCCTTAAACCTTCCATCCGTCGATTTCTTTCCCTTTTCCACCTCCTCCCACACATCGACTTGATATCCGACCGATACCCCCTTGAGCGTTCCGGACTTCACCTTAGCAAAGACCTTTTCCGCTTCTGCGTCGTTATCAAACTTTACCTTGGCTTTCCCTCGCCCGTTCTCAATCCACGCTTCGACCACCCTGCCAATCACATAATCCCTGTTGTGATTAAATAGCGTGCATCCAATTGTCTGCAATCGCGCAAGGTCTACGCATCCATCACTGTGATCCAGTATCTCTGTTCCGAACCACCGTTCGTAAGGTGTCTCCGAAGAAAACGAAAGTTCTACAACTCTTTCATCCTCTCCAGTCTCTGTAACCTCGGATATTTCTCCCTCTGCTGCGTCTCTCTGAAAACGTTCCTGTGCTTCCGGGCGAGGCGCGTTATTATTCGTCGTCTGTCCCTGTCTGCTTTTCTTCATTCTCCGCTATCCCTTCTTTTCTTTCTCCGAGTAATTGCCCTGTCAAATCTATCCCCAGTTCACTCGCATAGTCTTTTACTCGCGCCATTTCCTCAAGCTGCTCCTGCCAGTCTTTGCCGTTCTCTGCCGCCATGTCGGCAAATGTTTTCTGCCCTGTCAAAAGCGCGTCTTTGTTTGCCGCCGCTTCTTTTGCGGGATCAATCCACTTCTTCGGTGACTTAATCCATTTGTGACGCGTGTACTCATTCAGCTTGTTGAAGAAATTTCTTTCCTCCGGCGCACCGCTCTCAAACAGCTTGTTCTCCAAAAACAGTTCTCTCACAAACGTTTCATAGATTTCATCCATCACATCCATGAGCTGTTGGCGCTCTTCTTCAAATGTCAAATCGTCTTCGATTGCACCTTGTCGCGCCGAAGAATAATTTGTCTCTGACATATCTCTCGACGCGAGCTCATAACTCAATCCCTGCCCGCTACCCAGCATTCTTATTTGCTGCTTGATATGTGCTGTCGCGTCCGTAGCCTGCATGTTCGGCTGTACTACGCTGATATCGTCTCCCGGCGACAAATAATTGATTGTTCCGGGCGAAATTGTTTTGCCCGCATATCCATCTTCCGGTCCGCCGTATGTTCTTCCCGTTGTCGGCGGCGAGTCGCGCTTGATAAAGATACTCAGACACGCTAGCAGGCGCTCCTTCACCGCGAGCGCTCGCATAAACTCATTGATATCTCTTACTCGCGTAATTGTCGCCGCAAGGTCTGATACCTCTCTAAGCTGCGTCGGCCTATTCTTTGTGAAATAGAAAATCACGTCCTTTGCCGGATAGAACTTTGGTTCTGTTTCCGTCAATCCGTCCGGCGAAAACTGCCTGATATGATATCCGATTGCCTTGTTATAGGCGTCATATTCGATTCCACCGATTATTCTGTTGCTCCCGCGGCCTGTCGCCGTGTCATCCAGCGCATCCACCTCAAGCGCCTGTAGCTTAAACTTCATGAATCCGCCGTCTGTGTGCGTCTTAATGAACAGTATTCCGCCATCCACTTTCTTTCTGCGAATAGCCATACGCATCAGTGAATCAAAGCTTTGCGTTCCCGTTACATCGCAGTTTTCCTTCTTGCACCAAATCTCCCATGCTTTTTCAATTCGCTCGCAAATTTCCGGTGATTCCGCCTTAGACCTAAGCCTGATCCCTGCGCCGTACACATTCCGCTTGTACGCGCCGACTATGGCGTTCATCACATCCGAGTTCCGCTCAAGGTCTCTTGCGCGTGCTCTCAACGTGTCCCGCGCCCCGGCGTCTTGCCATGCCGCAGGAATGTTTGCGGCATACCAGTTCGTGTTTGAGTTTACATTGCTGTGGCTTGCGCCGTCATAGCTCATTGACCGTTCCAGCTCCAACAATGCCCGTTTGAATGCCGCCCGCTTATACGCTATCTCCGGCGAGAACACGCCTATAACCTTCCCCAAAATGTCCATCTGCTTACCGCCCTTGGAACACCGCAACAAATGTGTCCGGCAATAGGCTTGTCGGCTCGCTTGCTTGTACCGTTGCTTTCAGCTGTTGCTGCATCTTTAACAGCTGTCTCAAATCTGCACGTTCCAGTTCTCGCGTTCCGATCTTGTAGCGCTGTCCGCCTTGAAGCACCGCATAAATCGCCGCGTTTACTGTTTCAAGCTGTTCCTCCGGAGTCCCGTATACTTTGAGTTCATCTTCGCTCATGTGTAGCCCTCCATCCAGTTATCCACACTCTGTATCCATGCTTCTTCCTTTTTGACCGCTCTCTGCTCAACCTTTTCTTCTTGCTTTTCAGCCGCCGCAAGATGCAGGCTTCTAACCCCGCAAATCTCTGCCGCCGCCATTGCATAAACTTCGCAGTCCAGATAATGGTTATCTGCATGAGAGTGTTTCAATCTCCATACAGTTTTGCTTTTCCCACCGTAACGTTCAACGACTTTGTGTTCTGCTGTCACTTGTTGCCTATACTCTTCGTCGCATCCTCGGAATACCATCCATGATCCTTGTCCATTATCGCGCCGCATCCGCGCCGAAATAGAATCTTTGAATTGGCTTCCGTCTACCAGAACCAGTTGCATTCCGTACGCCCGCGAGCCCTGCCGGTCTACTTTGCTGATTTTGTACCTGTCCCTCATTGGATTTGACGAACCTTTTACCGGCAGCGCCCAGTCTGAATTGCTCACGCAAAAATCATATGTGCTATCCGCTTGATATCCGGAGTCTACAAGACAAAGCTTCACAAGCATCTTTCTTCCATCCGCCGTTGTGTACTCACGGTTCATCGCGTCGGCAATCTCTTCAAAGCTTAGCGCCTGTCCGTGCGTTATGTTTTGTGACGTTGTGTATTCCCCCCAGGCTCGAATTGTGTAGTACAAGCTTGTTTCCTGTACGTCTACACCGCCCGTCAAAAAGGCCGCCCATGACGGCACAACAAACTCTTTTTCTTCGGTCTCTCTGTCCTTCACCGTGTCCTCCGTCGTTTTTAGCTTCGTGTCCTCCCACGGTTCTCCCAACCATGAATTCGTAAAGTTCTGTAGTTGCTCCGGATCCTCATACGATTTCAAGAACTCTTCTGCCACATCCTCCCATTTGAGAAAAACGCTATACAACGAATTTATCCAGAACCCTACCGACCGCGGCGCTCCAATGCCTCTTTTTCTGACCGCTCGCCATTCACCTCGCCGCAGCATTTCCGGTTTGCTTTCATTCTTGATTTCCAGCCCGCACGCCTCACAGAAATATTTGGCTGTTTTGGCGCGCTCTGCTATGCTCATCCGCTTCTCATCATCTTTTTCAAAGTTGATTTGCGCGAACCGCAGTTCTATCATCTCTCCGCAATTCGGGCACGGCACAAAATAGTGCCTCACCTCATCTGCCCCATCATGCAGATGCCAAATGTAGTTGTCGCGCAGTGTCGGCGTAGAACATGCATACACTTTTTCTTGTGGCCTATATGTCTTTGTTCTCTCCAGTGCCAGGTTGAACGGGCTCGCCTCTTTCTTTGACGCTCCACCCATCTTGTCAATCTCATCAAAAAAGAGATACTTAATCGGCTTCGACGCCAGCTTTGACGGGCTCCCCGCTCCGTTCAAGAAAAGTGTCATCGTCGTAAACCTCAACTCCAGTTCCTTCGACTCCTGTTCTTTGAAAACCTTCTTAACCTCCGGAATCAGTCGGAAGGCGGGTTTGATTCTCAAGTTTGACACTTCTTTCCCTAAATCATCTGTTGGATAGACAATCATTGTCGGTGCCGGGCTTTCAGTCACGATATATCCCAGCATGTTCAGCATGGCCTCTGTTCCGCCAATCTGTGACGCCTTGCAAAAGTAAATTCTTCTGACTGCCGGATCCACAAAGCTATCCATAATCCCGCGCAAATACGGTGTCACATCGTTGGACCATTTGCCCTGTATATTTGACGTCCCGTCCAGCACCCGGTACCGCTCTGCCCATTCAGACACTGTAAGTGTTTCCTTCGGGCTTAACGTGTTCCGAATCACGCGCCGAAACAATTTCGCCGTCTTTCTTCTCTGCCGCTCCCGGTCGCTCACTCTTCACCTTCCTCGCCTTCTGCCGTCTCTTCTGTCCGCTCTATTTCGTCAGGATTGTATTCTGCCAGCTCGGAAAGTGCGTCTTTTACCCCTTCCTCTATTTTTTTCACAACCAGATTTATATCTGTCTCTCCAATTATTCCAATCGCCAGTTTTGGCGGCAATAAAGTCAACTTTTGCTTGAAATGTTGCAGCATATCCGTCAAAAACAATTCAACATCATCGGCTCGATGCATCTCCCTCTTTAGTCTTTTTAATTTAATTTCGGATATTTGCTTTTTAATTTCTTCGTGCTCTGCGCTAACTCTTTCTTTATCTAAATTCCCTTTTCTTCCCGTCTCTTCGTCTATCTTGAATTCGATATATTCTTGAACGCATTTTTCTAATGAATATCTTTTGCTTCCGGGCGCGAATTGGAAAAGGCCTTCTTCGCGTAGCTGTCGCACTCTTCTGGAGGTGATTCCGAGGCACGCCGCAAGCTCTTTCTGGTTCACCTCCATGCCTCAAATGTCCCCTCTCTCATTTCCGCTTTTTCTCCCTATCTGTTTTGCTTGCCTTACAAGGAAGCGTTTTTTGGCTCCCCGCCCCATTTTGAGGAAGGAAGTCACCCTAAAAAAAAGTCTTTATAGCCAAAAACGCCGCGCCTCTTCCGCCCCGCTATACCCCACCCCTCCAGGAAGTACCTTGTAAGTTTTTCGTTCTGTGCTCAACCGCTCATGTGTGGCGCTTTGCGCGTGGTACGCGCGCTCTTTTTTATATGCTTACTTCTCTGTATCATGCTAGTATATATAAAGAAATATAAAATCAAGTTAATTGATTCTTCAACGACTTTATATAATAAAAAAGGCGTCCGCATAAACGGACGCCAAAAAAATTTTTTTTAAAATCGCTTGACAAAATAAATTTCGCCGTGATACTGTGACGGCACCGCAGGCAAAGCGGAAAAATCGGAAAGGAGGAAATGCTATGAGAAGAAAAAGAGCAAGAAAAAAGAAGCGCTTTGGCTGGATATCAGCCTTAAAGCTCACAGCCACCGTCATCACTCAAGCCGATATCATCTACACACACGGCTTTCATCTGCTGCACTCGGTCGGCGCTTTGATACATGAGCTGTCATTCGCGCTTCATCACCTATATAGCCTGCTCCGCTAATAGGTGTAGGGAATCCGCCGCACACGCGGCGGGTTTCCGCTCTTTTATTCTAGCATAAATCGCATGAAAGGAAAAATCTTTTTTTTAGCTATGTGCGTTTTCTATGTCGTGTATCTCATAAGCGGGCGCGCTTTTGCGCCTGGTATGTGCGCGCTTGCAGCGTCCACATGCTACATGGTCTATCGTGCCTCGCACTGGATCCGACGCTAGTCCATAGCGCGCCGCACGCACGGCGCACACACGACAGGAGTTCACTATAACGGCGGCTTGCGCTCTACCGATCGCGAGCAGCGCAGGCTTACTCCTCTCTGACAGGGTCCGCGGCCGACGCGCTCACCGATGCGCTGCGAGAGTGCGAGCGGACACTACGGGACTAAATAGAAAAGGCGGGCATATGCCCGCCTTTTTTTGTATCCCTTTTCAGAATATCCCTTTTCAGTCTTGCACCATCTAACGCCCCTCCGGTCTACCCTGATCCGCCGCATCGCCTATATGCTCCGCGAGTACGCGCTTTATAAAGCCGCTCACCGTCTCGCCTGCTGCGTCAGCCGCGGCGCGCAGGCGCTCAAAGTCGCCCTTTTTCAGCTCCAGCGTAAAGCGCTTGTATACACGCCTTTTATACGCGTTAATCTCCTGTGTCCTGTTCTTGCTCGCTCTATCGTCCATGCTGTCCCTCCAGTCCTCTAATAATAGCATATATATAGCACATCCCCGCCGCGTTGTCCATACATCACTTTTCACAAATTTTTGTACTTCATTTTGTGGGTTTTTCCGGTGTTGCGTTGTCTGGATGGCTGAGGTATCATAGGGCCGTCACAAACGAACGCCGCAAGCGCGGCACACACTCGAAAGGAGCCCTATTATGACTATCAACTCTTCTGTGCTTGCTGCTACTCGCGAACTGCTCACCTCGCGCCACGACAAAAGCGCGTGGGATCGCGGCGTAACCGCTTACGCTCTTGATCTGCTGGACGCTTCCGCAGACAGCTCCGCGGCCGAGCTTGACCGCTCCTCTCTGCTCAACGGCGCCTCCAGCTGGACCGAGTACAGCTATGGCGGCTCTGCCCTGATCTTCGATAGTGATATCGCAGAGCGTCTGTGCACTCCCTCCGAGCTCAAGCGCAAGCGCGGCGGCGAGCTTGCGCCGAACTCGCGCGAGCTTTGGCTTGACGTCCAGGCGCGAGCGCTTAACCAGGCTTGCGGCCGCCTGCTGCGTGCCTACCGCTCGGCCCTGCGCAGTGATCCGGCGTAAACTTCGCCCGGCTGGCAGTGGCTGAAAGCCACTGCTGGCGCCCCCTTAGATTGTACACAACACACAACAAGCAAGCGCCGCGAGTACGGCGCACCACCTGAAAGGAGATTTTATCATGACTATGATCCGTGCCCACTTTGCAGACTATGAGCCCTTTCACTACTGGATCAGCGGCTTTCGTCATAACACCGTCGGCGATCTTGCCGCCGAGTGGCAGCTTAACGCCGAGCAGGCCGACGCCCTCGCGTCCAAGCTCTCCGAGCTTGAGGCCGATATCTTCGGCTTCTGGGCCCGCTGCTATGAACGCTCTGACTATAACTCTCCGGCGTACTATCTTGACGCCATCGTGCGCGAGCTTGCCCGCTTCGGCTATGAGCCCGCTTCCGGCTACGCCGATATCTACCCCGAGCTTGCGCCGATCTCCGACGATATCGACGAACGGCTCGCCGAGTTGTGCGACGATCCCACCGAGTACGACGAAGGCGACTCCGAGTCCGTCTATCTTTTCGATGCCGGTTGGGGTGGCGGCCTTGAGGAAGCCGAGTCGCTTTTTTACGAGTATGACTTTACCTATCGTGATCTTTGCCGGTTCCGCAGCAATCTTGACTCTGATTTCCAGTCCTATGTCATAAACAAGGCTCTTGATCGGTACTACTACGATATAGACGATCTGGACGCCGACGACCCGGACGACGCCGAGGCGCTGCGTGAAGCGTTTGAGCGCTGCGTTCAGGATATCGCGGGCAGCGTCCCTGATCACTACGGATATACTTTCGCCTATGAGCTTGCCGAGTTCGAGTGGCCGGACGATATCCGCGACGCGGTTATGACTCTCGTATTCGGCGACGATTGGCGAAATCAATAAACAAAAAGCGGGCATAAGCCCGCTTTTATTTTTTCCCCGGTTCGCTTCTTTGATAGGCGCGGCGGGTCCTACTCTGATCTTTTGCTACAATCGAGAAGCGGCTGTCTCCGTTAGGATTCAGCCGCTTCTCTTATCACAAACTTTGCACCGAAAGGTTTTCTGTGCTCTTTTACTTTACCCTTTTTGCCCCTTTTTTGCAAGCGTTTTTATCTGCTCTCCCAGGCTCGCGAGCGCTTCGGCCTTTTTTCTCTGTGCGTGCCGTTTACACAAGAATATTTCTTCACTCATGCGAATATCACTATAGCCCTGTATATAGCTGCAAAACAGGATGCCGCGGGCGCGCGGATCGTCGACCAGTTTAATCAGCTCCGCCGCTCCCGCCTGCCTTTTTAGCTCGTCAATGTAACAGCTGATAGCTTCCGCTATTTCGGCATCCGGTGCCCCGCTTTTCCGGCACTCGCCGATTTTCAGTAATAGCCTTGCCTTTTCCGACTCAGCCCGCTGAAATTCTTGTATTAGCTCTGCTGTTTCTGCTCTGCTCCCTTTTCTGCCGCGCATCCCGCTCCCCTTTCCGTCACAATTTATTTCTATTGATTTTGGCTTCTTATATATCAATATTATCGATTCTATCTATTCTTTTCAACCCGAAATCAGTTTCTTAAAAAGCAAAAAGCGCACGGCAATCGCCACGCGCCCTTTTGCCCTTCTGCCCTTTTGCCCTTTTCGCCCTTTTGCCCTTTTAGCCCTTTTAGCCCTTTTAGCCCTTTTAGCCCTTTTAGCCCTTTTCGCCCCTTTCGCCCTTTTTCCGTTTTTCCTCGCGCAATTCCTGCAGCTCGTAAAGCGCCTGCAGATTCTGAATTTCGGCTTCTAGCGTATTGCCGTCTCCCCACAGTTCAAAGACGTTCTGCTCCGCAACCGCTATCAACCGTTTCAGCTCTCTCTCTTCCAGCCTCTTCTCTCTGATCTTCTCAAAATCCAAGTTCCAGTCGCCCTTTTCCATTCGTTTCCCCTTTTTCTTGTTATGAACTCTCTCAAAATACATTATTTTACATTTTCAGCTCGTTCATTCTCCGTTTTTCTCTCGTTGAATTCCTGCGCGCCCTTTTATTGCCTTCGTCCTTTTTTCCTTCTTTGCCCTTTTTCTTCTTTGCCCTTTTTCTTCTTCGTCCTCTTGTCTCCGTTCCTGTAACTCATATGCCATCTGCAATAACATAAGGCCTATCAACGCTTCTTGATTGCTCATTTCTCTTCCATTTTTGTCTAACCTCTCTTCTATTTCCGCCATTAATGACTCTAGGCACTCCGCGCTGATTCTCTGTCTCCGGAGCATTTCAAATGCCACCTCTGAATTAATCCCTCTTCCCGCTTCGCGATCTCTTGGCTTTTCTTCTCTTGTGTCATTATACTCGCCTTTATCATTACACCACTGCTCGTTTTCCTTATTTGCCCTCTCCACACTCTCCACATATTCCGTATACTCAATTGCATCTCGCTTTGTCAAAAACAACTTGAGAAACCCTTCGCCACATTCCCGTAGATAGCCCTCGTTGTTTACTCCGAAATACCTATAAAAATTTCTATTTTGTACCTCCCCGTCTTCTAACCATCCCACCCTTACATAATGCTTATTCGACGATAACACCCTTACTTCCTTAATCTCCCATCCCCCATATAGCTTTTCTCTTAGGATATATGCCTCGTATGTGACCCTAAAATCCTCACATGCTATTGATTCCATCTTCCGCCCCCTTTTCTGCTCATCTCATCTACGATTTTCCGTTCCCGCTCCGACAACTCCCATCGTATCACTTTCCGCGCCTCGCGCAATCTTGCATCCGCTGCCGCTCTCGCCTTATGCCCTTTTTGCGATAGCAGTACCCCTCTTCCGAAAAGCTCTTTTCCGGCCGCTCTCTGCTCATCCAGCCGCCATATAATCATGCCGTCCTCGCGCGGTACCCTAAAATCGATTTGCGCCTTGGAGTACGCCTCTATGTCCATGCTCCGCAATATCTCTTCCGGATACTCGTATCTCTGTCCGTCCGGTCTTTTTGCCGGCGTTTTTCTGCCCTTTCGCTCCCGCTGCGCCCTCTCGATTTCATTGCGTAGCACCGGCGCACTTCTCACAAGCGCGGGTTCCATATTGCTCGCAAAACTTGTATTTACCGTTGCGCCATTTTCGTATTTGACCTTGATTGCTGAAACGATTCCCGCCGCTCCGGTATTTGCTGTTGTGCTTAAGATTGTCAGCGACGGCGCAAACAGGAAATAATCAATACCCCGCTCATCATAGAATTTGATTATCGTTTTCAGCTTGGAAAACGGAGGATTATCCAGCACCACGCACCCTTTTGGATAGTCATAGCGCTCATAATCCCCTCCGGGATAAAACGGCCTCACAATGCTGCTCTCGTCTATTCCGTATTCCCGCACCGCCCAGCGCTTCACTGCCTCATAGACCGGCTCAGGCGTGTAGCAGTCATCCGTGGTTTTCTTCGGTTTGAATTTCTCCGTAAACTCTTCGTAGCTCTCCCAGTATGCCATGCTCTCCCTGTCTCCGACGCTTATGCGCCGCCTATAACCTCTCCCGATGTTTCCTCTTCCGCGTAGACCGGTATGCCCTTTTCTACCTTTTTCAACCTCTCTCCGGCATATAGCAGATACTCTGTCAGCACCCATGCTGCCGCTCTCCAGCCGTAGCATATAGCCGCATAGTAGGCCTCACGCCCCAGGAAGCCCAGCCACTCCATCTGATTCTTGGTTGCGCTGTTCTTCCCCGCTTTCAACTCGATATATAGCCCATGATACCGCCCTCGCGCGACCGGCAGGCAGAGATCCGGAACCCCTGCCTTAACACCCTGTCTCTTCATGGCTCTTGCCGTCAGCGCGTCGCGCTTCCCGCCGTTCGGTATGTGGTATAAATGTTGCAACTCCGGCATTCTGTCCGCCTGCAGCTCTGCCCATTGCATCAGAATTTCCTGATTTCCGCTCTCATCTGCCCTTTTGAAATTTCTCACCTTGCGCCCAGCACCTCCCGCCTTGCTCTTGCCCTTTCTTCCCGCTCTCTTTCCCGCTTTTCAGTCAAAAACATGAGATAGCTGCCATCCACCGCAAAAAACGCTTGGCACCGGTTTTCTTTCAGAAATGCCTCCGCCTCTAGCAGCTCATATGTCTCTACCGTGATTTTCCCTCGGCTCCTCCGTGGCAGTGGCCCATGCGCCCGCTGCCGCAAAAGTTCCGCATAGTCTTCCAGTGCTTTCTGAATCACCGCTATGCCCAAATGCTCGTAATTCGATTCCAGCCCGCTTTTCATGCCCCAGCTCGACACATCCAAGCTCAGCGAATACTGGACGTCGCCGCGCTTCACGCTTTTCTTTCTCTGCTTCATGCCGTGCCCCATTTTCTGCTCTACCCTCGCTCTGTCGGCTCTCCGATATGCCCCGCCTCTACTCCGCAGGCAGCATATCCCACGATGTCCGCCCAGCTGTCCATGTGCCCCACATTGACACCAATCCGCGCGATTTTCTGAATCATCTGAATAACCGCCACATCATTCTTCGTCACCGTCACCGGTATCCCCAGCCGCTCCGTTAGATATGCGCTCATCATTTGCGCAATCGCCTCGAACACGCCGTCCGGGGACCCGTACTGCCTCTCCCTGTCCTCAAGGATCTGCCCCACACTCTCCAGAAATTCAGCCCTTTTCACTTCTCTTCATCCCTTTCCGCTGTCAGTTAAACGGCAGTCCTTCATCCTCTACGCCGTCCGGAATGTTCATAAACCCTTCTCCGCTTGTGTCGCTGTTTTTCTTGCCGCTCCCCTGCGGATTACCCGTCTGGTAATTTCCATTCCCTTCGCCGCCTGCTCCCTTGCTGTCCGCAAACTCCTGATTGTCTACGACGATATCCGTTGTGTAGACCTTCTGCCCTTCACGGTTCGTGTAGCTTCCCGTCTGAATCCTTCCGGAAATGAGCACTCGCTGCCCCTTTTGGAAATACTTGTCCGCAAACTCCGCGCCGCGTCCAAAAGCGATGCACCGCAGGAAATCAGCCGTCTGTCTCCCCTGCTCTTCCTTTCGACCTCTGCGATCCACCGCAAGCACATAGCTTGCCACCGCAATCGGCTCTTCGCCCTGCGAGTACCGCAGTTCCGGATCCTGTGTAAGCCGCCCCATCAAAACAACGTAGTTCATCCCTTTTCTCCTCTCAAATCGTGATCATGTTTGCAAAACTCAATGCATAGCACGCAAACACTACAATTCCCGCCGCAATGTATGCCATCCGGCAAGCGATATCCGCGTTGCGTCTTGCTGCGCACTCTGCTTTCAGCCGCTCCCGCAGCGTTTCGTTCTTGCTCTCCAATTCTCGGCAATATGCTTCTGCCTCAATGAGCTTCACCCGTGTTCTGTTGTCATTCATCTGCTCTTTACCATCCACACACTTTTCTTCCCAGCGCCATCATAATCATAAACATAATCAAAACCGCCAACGCCAAGGCTCGTTCACCCGTCCAGCCCAGCTCATAGACTATTCCCCGTTTCTGCTGTGCTGTCACCGCCAACTCTGCCTCTTGCATCTTTAGCATGCTCATCATCTCTTCCAGCCGCTCTTGTGTCTCAATGGTCTTCCCATACAGATTCACAAGTTCTTCGCGCTGTTTCTTGTTGTCTGCCAGCAAGACCTCAAGCTTTTTCAGGCTCGCCTTGTTTCTTCTCATCAACTCTTCCGTTTGCCTTCTGTCGCCTTCTGTCACTCCCTGCTCCTTTCTCCGGCAGCTCTACCAGCGTATATCTTAAATACCCGTACCCGTAATACTCCGGACTTACGACTCCCGCGATCACGCTGCACTTGTCAACGTAATACCCTTTTCTCTCTGTCGGGTCCATGCGGAATGCATCTCTGCTCGAAATCACTCGCACCGTCGGTTCCGGTCTATGCAGATTTCTACTGCAGTTCCATCGCTTTTTCATGAGTGCCCCTTCTGCCTCTGTCCGGTGTGCATCCGTGTATTTGATAAAATACGCCGCCAATCTCCCGTAATTTCCGCTGTCGTCCAGCGGGAAAACCTTTACTCTCGTATGCTGATCACACGCCTTGTACCAGGCACGCTGTAAAACTTCCGGATCCAGTTTATTGATTATCAGGTGGTGATGCCGAGCGCCCTTGCTGCCCACTTCCATCACATGAATATATTTCAGTTCCTTACCCTGCTTGCGGTACTCTTTCCGGCATTCCCGTAGGAACACCGCAATATCCTTCTCCATCTGCTCCTTGCTTCTCTCTTCTTTCCCCTTTTCTCTGATATAGTCCAGCACAACGTGATAATCTCCATAGCCGAAATTGGCATTCATGAGAATCCTGAGCTTTCGCTCTGCATTCCCCCGATTCACCTTCTTCTGCTCTTCTCTCGTTGCCTTGACTCTATCCCCTCTCTCAATCCCCTTTCTTCTATACCGGCTTGAATAGTATCTCTCTACCTCGATCGTCATTCCCGCTTTCGTGACTCTCTCCAGATACGGCATATCCTTCCCCCTCTGTGTCGGTATGTTAATACTTTTATCAAGCCTGAATGCGGCTCTCCGCCGCTCCTTTTGCGCCTATTCTATTGCCCGGATTTTTCGCCGGAAAAGCGCCGGCATTGCCGACGCCTCACCGATTATTCAATTCTCGATCTTTTGAAATCTGTCCCGCTCCCGCTTGTTCACTCTCGCGGCTCACATTTCAGATTACGTTTTCGTCCACCACTTTCAGCGTCCGCTTCATGGCGACCAGTCCGCCCTTCTCAAAAATCTTTGCCTGCACTCCGTTCGGCAGTTCCAGCGTTGCGGTGCTGATTCTTCCGCCCATCACCGCCCTGCCGAGCACTGTAACGATATCGTCCACGCCGTCCGTTCCCGGAGAATCTTTGAACACCTCATCCCCAAACATATATTCGGCAAGCGCAGCAATGCTCTTGTGCGCCTTCATGATTGCGTCCGCTTCCTGCTCCTTGCGTCCGATTTCTTTCTTCTCGTTCTCCATCTTTACACCCACTCCCTCACATAGCCGCAGAACCCCGATAACTGCATCACCGAATCTTCTGCGCGTCTGATTGCATCCATTGCTGTATCCATATCGGCGGCAAATGCCTCCCGCCCGCTCGGATAGCTGTAGTCCTGAATCTTTCGGATCCTCTCCAAGCGCATGCGCATGGCTCCCAACTCCTGCGAAACCGCCTTCCGCTCCCTACGCTCTCTGTCCTCTCGGTTCATGGCCTCTTACCTCCCGCTCTTCTGTTTCCTCGTGTATCGACCGCTCCAGTGCGTCCTCTGCTGCATCTATGCCGGCATGAAACGCCTCCGGAACTTCGCCCGCAAGCTCAACACTGATATTCGCGCGCATCCGCTCCAACTTTGTAATCGCCGCTTTTACCTGTCTCTTTCTTGCGTCTCCCGCCATGCTCTCACCTCATCCGGCTGTTACAAACCCAACCCGTGCTCCCGCGAGCAGGAAAACCACAATTCCAAGCATCAGTAGCGTAACCGCCAAAACGCCCGTAATGATTTTCCACGTCTCAAGCTCATCTTCAATTCTTGCGCACCTTGCTCTTGCCCTGTCTCTCTGCCGGACCGCCTTCTTCGCTCTTCCCTCGGCTTCGTCCTTCATGTCATAGGCCTTCGCTGTCATTCGCATCAAAAACTGCTTGCTGCGCTCAGCCCGCATCCTCAGTTCTCGCTCTTCCTCTATCGTTTTCGGCTTGTACGGAATTTCTCCCGCCCCATCTTCCGCACGCCCTTCCCTCTTAATTCTCACAATGGTTAACAGCGGCTCTTTCCCTACTGCTCCCTGCTCTTTGTTTTCTCTTGCTCCGTCTCTTCTCTCCATCTTGTCTGCCCCTCTCTCTGTATCCGCTCCAGTGTCGCGCACATGCCCGCCACCGTTTCCAGTTCCACCGTCAGCTCTTCCAGGCGATTCAGTATTTTGTCCACCTCTGCAAAATCGAATTGCTCCTTCATCTGCTCATACAGCATCGCCATCACCATTGACATCAATTCCAGCTGTACCGAATACGGCCTTTTCACGCCTTTTCCTCTTTCATCAGTACTTTGGCGAGCTCAATCAGTTGCTTCACGCATTCCCATGTGTCTCGAAAATTCTTGCCCTTCGTTATCCTGAACGCACATTCTCGGATTGCCACCGCTCGCTTCAAAGACAATCTGCCCCCGACTTCCGCTTGTATTTTCTCCGCAACTTTCACTTCCCACCGGTCCCATGCAGCGTTTTTCTCCGCATGCAGCCGCTTCACCTCTTCCAGATACCGGGCATTGTTTTTCTCGACCCACTCACGGTTCCATTTGACCGACTGCTCTTCGTCTTGAATGTGGCTCGCCTTTACCCTGCGCAGTTCTTCCGGCGCGCAACTCATCTCTCTCACTTTGAACGCTTCTCGTGTCAAATCGTCCCAGCTTGGCTGTTCTCCCGCTTTCTTTTTCATCCCATTCCCTCAGCACTTTCCCAGCAACTCAATTGCCCGCCCGACGTTCTCTATTCCGCACTCACAGCGTTGTAGGCAGGCCACTGTATCGCGAAATTCATTTCCGGTCGTTTGGCTTATCAATTCATTTTGGGTGTGCTGCGCCTCACTCCACAACGTGTATGCTTGCTTCGCGTTCTCTTGCGCTTCTTTGATTGAATTCTCCCTTAGCTTCTCAAGCCCTTCTTCCATCTTCTTGAAAGCTCGCCTTATCGTCTCCGCCGTGCAAATCAATTTGCCCCGCCTCTCCGCGTCTTGCTCCAGCCCCTTCATTCTGTCTCTCGCTTCCAGCCCGATTACAAGGTCTCTATTCGCCATCCATGCCATAAGCCCAGCTTTACGCAATGCGTCGCTCGCATCCTTCTGATATTCCCGCCGTTCCTCTCTGCTCGGTCTCATTTCTTCACCCTCACAACCTCGCCGCCGTAGGCAAGCTCATAGGCTTTCACTTCTTCCTGCGATAGTATCCGCCGATACAGCGCAAAGCCCCACGCTCTCACCATGACGCCCATGCACTCGCCGCGCTTATAGCCATAGTCTTCCGTCTTAAAGAGCCCGGCGCCCGGCTGACACCCAGGACCCGGCGGCCGCTCCATCAGGTAGTACTTATATAGCTTCATGCTTTACCCCACTTCCTCCAGATTTGCCCGCGCAAGTTTCGCCGCCATCAACGGCACAACGCTGTTGCCAATCTTGGCGACCTGTTCCGTTTTGGGATATCTGTTTCCCTCTGAATCGTGGTCGATTACATAGCTTTTCGGAAAACCCTGCGCCAATTTCATTTCTTCCGGCTTTAACATCCGGAAAAGGATATCCCGTATCTGATACGTCTCTCTTTTCCCGTCCATCACGCAACTCACAAGCCCATAGTGTCCGCTTGTGGTTATCGTCCCGATCGGCTCATCAAGTCCCACGCCTATACTTTGCCCGTAGAAGGTTGTAAGAAACCCCGCTGTTCCCGCTGCCGGAGTCTCTTCCGCTTCGCTCGCCTTGTCCATCAAGCAACTCACCATACCGAACCGGTCTTTTGTCGTGATCGTCGCAATCGGATCCGAAATCTGCTGCCCGCATCCCGTGCCGTAATACTTGACCAGGAAGGCCGCAACCTCTTCACTGTGATCTTCTCCCGCCGCCCGGGCTTTGCATTCCTGCTCCGGCCTTTCTGCATTTCTTCTGAAAACGCCTTCCTCGGTCTGAATACCCCCGTTTTCGCACTGTTTCTGCTCCGATTTCTTCTCTACACACACACTTACAAGCGAATAGCGGTTTGACGTGTCAATGGTCTTAATCGGTTCCGTGATTACCTGTCCGCGCGCATCTCCCGCTTTTGTCTCTCCGTGATACTGAATCAGAAACGGAAATGCCTTCTCTTTGTCCAAATAATACGGGTTCGGGCTCTCGACAATGTACTTGCGGATCCCGTTCGCAATTCGTTTCAGCGTCGCTTCCTTCAACGGATGCTTCCGCGTAAAGATTGACTCTCCCAAATCAGAGAAATCCAAACAGCCCGCGACCGGAACCCACTTTTTCAGGCCGCCGCTCCCGTCCTTGCTGTGTGTCGGCTTTGGAAATGCTATCGGCTTGCCGTCACTCCGCAGTACCGCATACCACCGCTTGCGCGTTGTCGCCGCTCCGTAGTCTGCCGCTACCAGAACGCGGCTTTCGAATGTGAATCCGAGCTCTTGCATCGCCTCCACAAATTCCTGATAGTCCTCGCCGTTCCGCTCCTTGATTCTGTGTCCGTTTTCGTCAAGCGGTCCCCAGTCCTGAATTTCTCCCACATTCTCCATCAGCAGGATTTTGGGTAGATGCCCCGTAGCCTCTCGAATCTGTTTGCACAAGCGATACACCGCCCACGGCAGCACTCTCAACCCACGCTCTCGCGGCTGTCCGCCCTTGGCCTTGCTATGACTCGTACAATCCGGGCTTGCCCACATCACATCTACCACGTCATCCGGCTGCAGATAGTTCGCGAGATCAACCTTGAACACATCTTCCGTCAGGTGCAGCGCTTTCGGGTGATTGACGGTGTGCATCCGGATTGCCTCCGGATCATGGTTAATTGCAATGCTCACCTCAATCCCCGCCATCCTAAGACCTTCGGAAGCACCACCTCCTCCGGCAAACGCATCAATCGCAATATGACTCACAGCTTTCTCCTTCCCCATTGGCCCATCGGGCTATAGTCGTCATCGTATCGTCACTTTTTGTCCTCAGAAAACAGCTCGTGAATGCGAAACTTGGATACCGCCGCCTCAAGCGAATCTCGCGCACGCTCAATGTCGGCGACAGCCTCTTCGCAGCCTGTATCCGGCAATGCGTCTGTATAGCCCTCCAGCAGGAGCCTCATTTCCGTAACTCTGAAGGCAATCAGCAATTTCACAGTGTCCTTAAAATCCATTCTTTACTTCTCCATCGTGCTCAAGCGCCCTAGCAGCCTATCAGCCGAGCGTCTAAGGTCTATGCATGTGTTCCGTGCGCTCTCTATGTAGCTGGATGCGCACTTGTGTGCGACGCCCTCGCCTCCACCTGTGCGTATTAACTTCTCTACCAACCGCAGCCCGTCCCTTGCCCGCAAGAGACCGGCCACAGTGTCGCGAATCTCTTCGTTCATGGCGCTGATACAGTTCAAAATTTCATCGTCCATCTCGCGCCTCCGGCAAATGCATCAATCGCAATATGACTCACGCCTCAACCCCCTCTATTCTCTCGAATGCGTCCGCGTTGATTATGTAGACCCATCCGTTTTCCGTTGTATGAATCCCGTAACCCCACGGGAACACGCCTTGCCGCAGTCCCTTGCTCACCGTCATCTCTCCGACGCCGAGCAACCTTGCGGTCTCCTTTACTGTCAGTTTCCGGATTGCGCCCCTGCGCCGCTCCCGCGCGCGTATGCCGGCGCCTTCCCTCCTTTCT